TAATGCGATTGGGTATCTAGGCGGTCTCCTTTCCGATCAAAGGGAAAAATCTTTAAAATATTATCAAGGCGATCCATTAGGCAATGAAATGGCTGGAAGAAGCCAAGTCGTTAGTACCGATGTCGCTGACACCGTTGAAAGTTTATTACCGAATATATTAAGGGTTTTTACTTCATCTGACAAAGTAGTGCGGTGCGAACCAGTCAGAGCCGAAGATGCACCGTTAGCCGATCAAGCAACGGCCTATCTTAATCATATTTTTTATAAAGAGAACGATGGCTTTACTCTTTTGTATAATTTTTTCAAAGATGCCCTTATAGAAAAAAATGGAATCCTAAAAATATTCTATGATGAAACTAAGGAAGTTGAACATGAAACTTATAAAAATCTAACCGATGATGAATATAAAGTTTTAATGGACAACCCTGATGTGGAAGTTTTAGAAGAAACGGAAAAGGAAGACAAACAAGCCGATAAAGCCATAGAACAATTTGAAGATCAACTGGAAGCTCAAGGCATGGACATAGATATTCCTTTGCCTAAACTCCATGATTGCAGAATTAAAAGAACTTCCTCAAAGGGAAGAATTAAAGTGGAGTCGGTTCCGCCAGAAGAATTTTTAATTGATAAGGAAGCGGTTAAATTGGAGGATGCCATGTATGTAGCTCATAGGGTTGAGGTCAGTAGAACTGAATTAGTTGAAATGGGTTATGATAAAGAGGAAGTTTATAATTTACCCACTGCTGATGCAACCATTATGAATATGGAAAAATTGGCAAGATTTAGAAATATTGAAGATTATCCTTACGATACCTCTAACGATCCTTCCACACAAAAGATTCAAATTTATGAAAATTATATTCGTTATGATTATGATGGTGATGGCATTGCCGAATTAAGAAAGGTCGTTTCGGTTGGATCATCAGCTTATTATATTTTAGAAAATATGCCATGCGATCAAATTCCTTTTGTTTCCGTTACACCGATTCCAATGCCGCACAGATTTTACGGAAGGTCTGTGGCTGAACTGGTTGAGGATATTCAATTAATGAAATCCACAGTGATGAGACAATTGTTGGATAATATGTATCTAACAAATAACAACAGGGTTGCGGTCATGGATGGCATGGTGAACATGGATGATATTCTTACCACAAGACCTGGAGGAATTATTAGAACCAAGCAACCACCAAACCAGGTGATGCAACAGATACAGGCTCAACCGATTTCACAACAGGCTTTTCCTTTATTGGAATATTTGGATCAAGTTAAGGAAGTTAGAACTGGAGTTACTAAATATAATCAAGGATTGGATTCAGAAAGTTTGAATAAAACGGCAACTGGAGTTAATGCTATTCTTAATCAAACACAAATGCGGTCTGAATTGATTGTTAGAATTTTTGCCGAAACAGGTGTTAAGGATTTATTTAGAAAGATGTTTGCTCTTTCGGTTAAATATCAGGATAAAGAAAAAATCATTCAACTGAATAATGAATATATTACGGTGTTGCCGACAGAATGGAAAGACCGTTTTAATATTTCAATTACAGTGGGATTAGGTACAGGCACAAAGGAACAACAAGTGGTGATGCTAAATAATATTTTACAAAAACAACTTAAGGCTTTTGAACTTCAAGGTCATAGGGACTATCCAATGGTAACGATGAAAAATATGTATAACACCTTATCCAAGATGGTTGAAAATGCTGGATTGCAAACAGTGGAAAGTTATTTTGTTGATCCCATTAAAGGACAACAAATGGTAACACCACCACCACCTCCACCAGTTTCTCCAATAGAGAAAATTGAAATGGCTAGAATTGACTCAGAAAACAAGAGAAAACTTGCTGATCTGGACTTGCGTAGCAAGGAAGCTGAATTAGATCATCAAGCTGAACTATTAAACTTTGAAGCTAAAATTAAAGATATGTCCTTGAAATATAATACTCAATTAGATACAACAAAAATAAAAGCCGATGCTGAATTAGATAGGGTGATTATTGCACATGGATCAAAAAACCTTGAACAAGCAGAAAAAAGTGCTAGTATGTTTACTAAACGTTTTGAAAATATAAATGGACAACAGAGACCAAGACAAGAGGCTCAAGGAATTGAGCAGATCATCTCAAGCCAAACAGATATTACAGAATAAACTTTTTCAAGAGTCGTTTGAGGAACTTAAAAAAATTTATTCAGAAGCTCTGCTGGATAGGACTACGGTTAGAGAAACTGAGGCTAGAGAAAAATATTGGTTAGCCTATCAAGTTTTAAAAAAGGTAGAGCAACATTTTAAAGAAATTCTTGAAACTGGAAAGTTAGCAGAAAAACAAATTGATGACTTCCAGAAATCCAAAGAAAAGAAATTCTAATCATCAAGGTTAGAATAAGCCAACCCCAATCAGGGAGCTTAAACACAGGAGGACATTTATGTCTGACGTAAATCCATTACTGTCTCCAAAGACAGTGCAAGGTGCTGCTTCTGCAGTTGAGACATTGTTAGATCAGGGTCATATTAATAAACCGACAACTACACAATCTCAAAAAGCAAAAGTAGACAAAGTTGTTCAAGAGGAAAAAACAGAGGAAGCCAAACCTACCCAGGAAGCTACCGAAACAAAAACTGAAGAACAACAACAATCTGAAACTCAATCTGAAGAAGAAACTCAGAAAGTTGAAGATCAAGTAAAAGCATCCGAAGCGGAAAACGCTGAAGAAACTCAAGTAACCGATCTACACCAAGTTACAGTGAATGGTGAAAAGATTGACGTTAACCTTGATGAACTAAAAGCAGGTTATCAAAAAGATGCCGACTATAGACACAAGACAGAAGAATTGGCTATTGAAAAAAGACAATTAACTTCTGACAAAGATCGTCTAACAAAAGACTATTCAACCAAACTAGAAAATTTGAATAATCTAACAGCAACTTTAAACGCTGAAGCAAGTAGCGAACTTAATTCAAAAGAATTAGATAAGCTATTTGATGAAGACCCAAATGAAGCTGCAAAAATTGAGAGAAAAATAAGGCGAAGAAAAGATACAATCGCACAAGCTCAAAGAAAGCTAAGATCTCAACAACAAGAGCAGTTTCAAAGTGTTTTAAGGGAAGAACAAATGAAGGTGAGATTAAAACATCCTGATTTTGGTGATCCTGTTAAAGGAGCTACCTTACAAACAAATTTGAGAAACTACATGGTGAACAGAGGTTTTAACGATAAAGAAATCGCTGGTATCTATGATAGTCGTATATTTGATGTGGTTTTAGATGGCATGAGTCATCGTAACAATATGAATAAGCCGAAACCAAATTTGGCTAAAAAAATTGTTAAACCTACTCAAGTGGTCAAGCCAGGCGTTAAAGTTGATAAGGATGAAAAGATGAGTCAAGTAAGGTTGGATAAAATTAATCGTCTGAAGAAAACTGGCAATCCTAGAGATGCTGTCGATCTTTTGACAAAATATATGTAACAACCAACAAGGAGAAAACAAATGGCTGTATTAACGACTTACGGTACAACAGGTAGAAGGGAAGATTTGGCTGATATTATTTATAATATCTCACCGTCAGATACCCCTTTTATGTCAGGCGTTGGTAAGAACAAAGCGACTAACACTACACACTCATGGCAAACAGATACTCTGACTGCTGTGGCTGCTAATGCGAAAGCTGAAGGAGCTACGATTTCATATCCTACGCTTACTTCATCTACCAAAGTCAGTAACTATACTCAAATTTCTTCAAAGGCTTGTCAAGTGTCAGCAACCGATGACGCTTCGAATTTAGCTGGAAGAAGTACGGAGTTAGCATACCAGGTAGCAAAATCTGCAAAAGAACTAAAAAGAGACATGGAAAATGCTCTTTTAGCTAATGTGGCTGCTGCGGCTGGAACTTCAGGTTCACCAACAAGATATTTAGGAGGATTACCAACTTGGTATTCAACTAATGTCTCTGCTGGAACTGGAGGTTCTGGAGCTGGTGGGGGAGCTATTAGAACAGATGGAACTCAAAGGGCGTTCACAGAAACTTTACTGAGAGCAACTTTGAAGACTACTTGGGACAGTGGCGGAAACCCTAATGTAATCATGCTTAATGGTTTCAATAAACAGAAACTATCCTTCTTTACAGGTGGAGCAACTAGATTCGACAAAGCAGAAGATAAAAGACTTATGACTTCTATCGATGTTTACGAATCTGACTTCGGAACAATGCAAGTTATTCCGAACCGTTGGATTAGAAAAGCTAATTCAACTGCCGCTAAAAGAGGACAGGATGTTCACTTACTAGAAATGGATTTCTGGGCGGTGTCGTTCTTGAGAGATTTCAAACTACTAGATCCTGCTAAAACTGCAGACGCAGATCAAAGGTTCTTAGTAGCTGAATATACTCTTGAAGCGAAGAATGAACTATCAAGCGGATTAGTTACAGACGTAACTACTTCATAACCATAACGGTGTAAGGGGAGTAATCTAAAAGATCTGCTCCCCTTGCATTTATATTAACATTGAAGCCCTGAGATTGGATTATGGGCGGAACGATGGAGATAAATAATGAGAACATTAAACGATTATTTTGTAACCTCAAAAATTACTACTATTAGTAC